CGTTAAAATACTATAGGCCCTTTATTGATTCCGTGGCTACGATTATGATGGATGATGTTATACAGAGTAGCGATCAAGGGGATGATCCGATTTCATTCGCCCGCAAAGACCCTGTTGAGGTATATAACACGGTTCGAGTAGACTTCAAAGACAGGTATAACTTCTATAATGATGTTCCGTCTGAAGCAAAGGATGAGGCGCATATAGAACTCTATGGACCGAGGATAGATAATATTGGCCTTGCGAATGAATTTAGCCTAGGGGATTATGCCAACACTTCGGCAACGCTTCAACTGCGCCGCAACGTAGGGATTATGCGGACCTTTACTTGGAAGATGGGTCCACTATGGGGTTGGTTAGAGCCGATGTTGGTTATCACTATCCCTGATCCGAGTGATTATACACAAGCCATAACCGTTCGGATAACGGAAATAGAAGATGATGAGGACGAGAATGTTACAATAACTGCTGAAGAATTTTTTGCCGGGACACAATCTCCGACGATACTTCCCGTTGGTGCCACAACGCCACCTAATCAGGGCGCTACGAATAGCCCGCCGTCTGCTGCGTATCCTCCGGTTATCTTCGAACCTACGAATGCCATGATGACGGCTATGGGTTATGCAACACCGATATTCGCCTTCGGCGATAGTGGTGGGACGAGTGGAACGCTTGACGAGAATTGGGGCGGAGTAAACGTCTGGATTAGTTTGGACAATATCAGCTATGAGTTTATGGGAACGTTAACAGGCCCGTCTGTCACTGGGCATTTAACGGCAACACTTCCGGCATTCTCGGGAACTAATCCAGACACCGTAGATAGCATTGTCGTTTATCTTGGTGAGAGCAACGGTAGCCTCGATAATTCTAGTGATGTTGCGGCGTCTTCGGGGCATAGTATTGTTGTCATTGAGGACGATAATGGCTTCGAGGTTATAGGATATACCACGGCAACGCTAACAACGCCTTATACATATACCCTAACTGGACTTTACCGTGGCTTCTATGGCACTCCGGCCCGATCGTTTGCCTCGGGTTCGAAGTTCCTCTATGCCGGGACGAATGCGAATATGCTCATTGGCAATTTACCAGCAGCATATGTTGGACTTAATTTCTGGGTAAAACCACAAAGTTTCAATGTGTTTAACCTGGCCGAACAAGACCTAAGTGACGTAATTGCGTATGAGTATGTTGTTGTTGGACCCTCGGCCCAACTTGCTCTTAGTGATGTTGTTGTTAGTAATGATGTGTTTAGTAGCACCGAGCAAACGGCTGGTCATTTGGCAGATCATATTACAACCGGAGATAGCTTTACTGCAAGTCGCTCATTGATAAATCCCTTCCAAGATAGTGCCATAACATCGGATCTATTTGTCGTAATTGATAGTATCGTTCTTGAAGACAGTAGTGGCGATTGGATACTCGAAGACGGCAGTGGCAAGTGGCTTTGGACATAATAGGAGGCGAAACTCGTGGCTGACACAAAAATCTCTGCCGCCGCTGATCCCGGTTCGATCTTAGGGATTGATCGCATACCCTTGGCCCGCCCAGGAAGTGCCGCCATCTATAGCATCTCCACGGCAGAATTGGCGACATATACGTGGGGCAATTCGGCACTGACCGGAACGCCTACGGCACCAACGGCGTTTGTTACTGATAGCACAACATTGATTGCAACAACGCAGTTTGTGCATAATGCTATTGCCGCCGCTGGTGGAGCGGTGACGAGCTTCAATACCCGAACAGGGGCTGTGGTGCTACTTACGGCAGATATAACCTCTGCCGGTGGGGCACCAACGGCTTCGCCGACTCTAACGGGCACCATTACATTGAGTGGGACGTTAACGGGTTCGGCAATTGCTCCCTATGCCCTATCATCGTCTGTTCCTGTAGCATCAACTAGTGTACCGACTATGGACGGCGCCGGAACTAGTGGTGCGTCTTTGCTCTATACTCGTGAGGATCATACCCATCCTACGGATACGACGAGGGCACCGCTAAATAGTCCGAGCTTTACGGGTATTCCCTTGGCACCGACTGCAACAAGCGGAACTACTAGTGGGCAATTGGCAACTACGGCATTTGTTGCTGCCGCAGTAGCGGCATCGACAACGGGCGTTAGCAGCTTCAACAGTCGGACTGGAGCTGTTACATTAACCCTAGGTGACGTTACCGCCGTAGGTGGAGCACCAACGGCTAGTCCGACGTTTACTGGTGTTCCGGCAGGTCCGACAGCAACGGCAGGGACTAATACTACACAATTAGCAACCACTGCGTTTGTTCATGCAGCTTCGCTCGGCGCGGTAAGTTCCTTTAATGCCCGGACTGGTGCAGTCACCCTTACGATCGGCGACATAACCGCCGCAGGTGGGGCGCCAATTGCCAATCCGACATTTACTGGTGCGCCAAAAGCCCCAACACCGGCCCTTGGTGATAATAGCACTAATATTGCGACGACAAACTACGTGCGTAATCAGAATTATATTAGTGGCACCAGCCCGACGTTAACTAATGCGACATTAGTCGGCACAACGACAATGGGCGCTATTGTTGCAAGTGGAGGGATTACGTTTAATGGCGGCTTGGCGTGTAATGGCGGCGTTGATATTGCTGGGGCCTTGTCGGTGCATAGCTTTGTTGGCCCGGCCGTTGATGGCAGTGTTGATAGCGGCAGTGCGTCTTACCGTTGGGGAACAGTCTGGGCAACGAATGGGACGATCAGCACCTCTGATATACGCGAAAAGAAGAACATAAAGCCTGTTCCGACGTGTCTCGAACTTGTTGCCCGTATTCATCCTATTACTTTTCTTTGGAGACGTCCGGAGATAGACCAGCAAACGCATTGGGGCTTCGACGCAGATGAAGTTAATGACGTTATGCTAAACGCTGGGCATGAATTTGGGGGTTTTGTTAATCCGCCGGAGGGTCCGAAGGGGCTTCGCCCTCAAGAGTTGATTGCTGTTCTTTGGAAGGCGGTTCAAGAGCTACGCGAGGAAGTCGATTTCCTTCGCAATCAACTCGTGCCAGGATGAAACTCATAGCTAGTTTTTGCGCAGCATAGGTTTCTTTCCGTTTCATTTGGGCCTCTAGGTGATCTAATCCGTTTTGTTTCCACCATTTTACAATAGCATCTTCTCTGGTCTCACCCTCTTCTATCCGTAGGAGATAGTCCTCTTCTTCGGCCACAGTTTAGGTCTCCATTCTGTATATGGGGTAGGGAATTTCTATCTCATATCCCTATTTTTCTTCTGCCTCTCACGTTCTTTGGTGCTGATTGTAGATTGGTTCCGCTGGCGATATTGTTCATTATTCTTGGCCCGATGGATCTCGGAACAATCGAGGCAATACCGGGCCGTTCCTTGGCGATTATTGTCCTTACCGCAGTCGATGCATTTCTTATTCATCTGTTGCCTCCTTCTAGGCACTCTCTAGGCACTGCCGAAATTACGCATCACATTCGGTATCCATTCACCAGGATAAGTCCCTGGGCGAATATAACCTGTTTTTTGTGCCACGTCCATAAGTCGGCTGATCTTCTCACTTGGCACACGGCTATGAAGGAAATCATAAATATCTTTCTCTAGCAGTGGCTTTCGCTTATCTAACGCAACGCTTGACCACATGCGATAGAGGTGCATATGAAGATCCGTTAGGATCTGCACATCACTCTTCTGTCCCATTGCGCGGAATATATCGGGCATAGGCTCTTCCGCCGCCAAGAGCCAATCTCTAGCACGCTCGAAGTCATCAACTGTTACGATCATTTCCATTGACCTCGAGGCGGCACTTATCATAGAGAGTTTTATAGTATGTAGTGCCCTACGCCCGTTGTAATGTGATAGCTTACTATGCGTTGGGATGGGTGGGCAGCCATGTCGGTTCCAAGCGTTTATCTCATCAATTGCGTTCTTGGTCCAACTAAATTCGCCCTTCATGGTAAATATATCTGTAAGTTGCTTCAATAGGGTTGTGGATTGGGTTGTCACCGTGGAGAAGAGATCTGTCGTAGGGGACGAGCTAGCGTATATCATAACTAGCCGTGAACAAAATCCCATTCCCCACGCTTCATCAGGGAGGAAGCTATTTAAGAAGTCCGGTTGGGTTCCGGCCAATACAACTAGATGGGGCTTATTGACTTCGATCTTGCCTGCGGTTCGCCGCTCTTCAACATAGCTTGCCGGAGCATCATAGATATGATTGAGAACCGAGAGAAACTCTAGATCATGATGGGTGAAGAAAACGCCAAATTCACTACAGGGAACGACCATTGCACTAAAGGTATAGGCTGTTGTAGCACCATTGATAACCGTCCGTAGAGACCTAGATAGGGCGTCTATGAGTGCCGCCTTTGTCACATTATCTGGGGATAGATTAAGGCCTTGTATGCGGCTCCATAGGTCACGGATAGGGCGTATGGCATTGGTCTTACCTGATGTTGGGGGGCCAACTAATAGGGTTAGCATGTTCGGATAGATTGCCCCGGCAGAGCCAGTTGTCCATACCTTGCGCTCTAGAACCCCACTGACGGCCGTAATTGCTGACCAGAGCCGATATATCTCGGGACTGGGGACTTTGCTAGTTTCGGCGACGTAGTCATCTATAAAGTCAGGCACTGAACTTACGGAGACCTTTGGGATTGCTGTCACTATAGTTGCCCCAATTGTAGCCAAGTTTAGCTTCTGTCGGAACAACAAACCGTCTTTGATTTGGTGCGACTAAAGGCAATGTTAAGAGGTCTTGGGCCTTTGTGACAATTTCCTTGGCACTTTCTGTTTCCTTAAATTGGAAATATATTGCATCATGCACTTGGGCGAGGATTTGAACCTCGGGCATGTGTTTCCATATCTTCCACATACCGAGGTCGAGATTATCTGCCGTAGCCGCTGCGGCGAGAAAGGCAAGTGCTTTCCGCACCGTCTCATCCGCATTAGTCCTGTCGAAGAAGTCTCTTTTTCGCCCATGTATAGAGACTAATTGTTGCTTTCGTTGAAGTTCATTTGTGGTCCAACTTTGCCATCGCAAGATACATGGGAAGGCGGTGAAGTATTTTTCGGCAAATTCCGTGACAAGCTTTGTCGGAATACGCGTTTCTTGTGCCATATGCGGGGGTTTGCCAAGAAAGTTTGTCCCATGCCCTAGACGCTTACAGGCATCACGATAGGTATAGGTTCTATAGAACGGTTCTTCTGCAACTTTCCTATCGTGCTTATTATCCCCGGTCCAATCCAAGTCGGTCCATACCATGCGGGCTACGGCGGTATGTAAGTCGCCACTTTCACAGGCATCTAGATATGACCAATCATCAAAGAGAAGACCGCACATATAGCCGATCATGCGGCTATCACTTTGCTCTGCGTCTATACCACATAGCACATAGCCTGGATCGGGTATGAACATATGACGCAAATCTAGTGCGATGTTCTGCAAGTTGCCGCCACTACCAGTCGGGCTCTTGCTAGAACTGAAGCGGCCTGTTTTAGTTCCACCGATGTTATAGCTCGTCCTCATTCGCCAGTCTGGGTCAACCTCTGTCTCTAAGACTTGTAGTTGTTTCTCCAGATCCCGATGAGCAAGAATGGCACTAACTATCGGTCTTGCCTGAAAGTAGTCCTCTATCTTTTCAAGTGACTTCCGGTTCATGGGGTATTTTAATTCCCCTTTAACCCACTCTGATATTTGGGGAATACCTAGATGACCGTAGAAGAAATTCTTTAATTGTAGGCCCGAATTGGGGTTTAGATCCTTGTCCCAAACGGCATTGGCAAGGGCATTTATCATATAATCTAGGCGTGCTAAGTCCTTTTTCGTGGCCTCTATGCCAAGTTCTCTTGCGCTGGGGTCTACACGAAAACCCCTTAGCATCATCTCAAGAACTGGGGCTTGGAGAGCAAGTTCGAAGCTATATGCTGGCGAAGCCTGGGCGAGATTGGCATTTGTTGCTAACGTCTGGAATATCTCGTGTGTCAAACACGTATCGAGGGCATTATATACCTGCTCGGAGCCAGAGTTCACATCTAATTCATGTGCAGCAACTAGCAAGGGATTTGTCCTTTCTCATGCTCTGGGGCAGGGACTGGTGGTTCTGGCCAAGAAGGGCGAATACCCGTGGCTTCCTGAACTAAGTCGCTAAAGACGACTTGCATCAGGAGCATAAATTCCCGTTTACGTTCGCGGCTATTTGGCATACTGCTGATGAATTGAATACGGATTTGGCCGAGCAATACGGCATCGTCCATTGTCTCTGTTCGAGCGAAGTAGGCTTTCCACCACTCTCCGTCTTCGCGAAATGAAAGTCTTCCAAATGGTTCTGCCGTTTCTGACACTATACCAATTCCTTCTCGGTAGCTAGCCATGTCTCCATAACCATTACTTTATTCTCTTGGTCCCATTCGCATTGGGACTTTGGCAGCCAAACCGTTCTAGCACCGTCGAAGAACCGATAGGCCTTTTCCGTTTCACCTTGAATTTCACCGCTGATCTCGACTAGTTCACTCTTTCTTGGCATCTTATGTTCTCTTTCCTGCTATAACCTCACTGACCCGGCCAGGCATGACATTGACGATCCTTGCGATTTCATGCTGAGGAAGCGATGGATCAGACGCATGGATTGCCAAAATGTGGCGCCTTACTTTGTGTGTCACCGTAACACTAGTGACCTTACCGCGCATTCTTGGCTTCCGGTTGTGCATTTCCATTCGGAGTTCCTCAAGACGTTCAACAATTTTAACCGTCTCTAGGGTCAAACTCCTTTGCCTGTCGATGTTATTGTAAGTTTCCTCGATGAGCACGTCTAAGACCGCCCTCATATCTTTTTTTGTCATCTCATTCATCTCGCTTTAGGTTGTTTCCCTTTGTTCGCATTGTTTTCCACGCAATCTCATCACTATATACTGAGCCGAGGAAACCAAGCCCTTTGAGCATTTCAGGATAAAGAGCATGATGGAGCAACATAGTATCATCAAGACACATAGTAGGCCGAAAACCGACAGACAACAGATGCGAAAGATCGAATACGCCATTCTGGAATAACTTTGGTATTGGGCGAGATAGGGCTTTATCGGCGAGTTTCCATGCATATAGTTCCTCCTCCGGGTCTTGCCAGTAGTTCCAATTAGGTTTTGTCTGATCTATGAAAGGAATAACTAGGGCGTCATTGGCACTTCTGGCGAAGCCTATCATAGATATTTGCCGCCGGAAATCGGTCTCAATATCTACGGCATAATAATGGGCAGGACGGTCTATCCAATCAGCTATTTCTTGCAACGTAGGTTCTACGGTAACCCAACGCTCTATGCGGCGGATTTCCTTAAATTCGCTTTCCCGCTTTGCCTTTTCCAAATCAGTTAGCACTATGGGCCGAAGATTCCACTGCCTGAGTACGGCGGCTGGATGGTATGTCGGCAATACCTTTATACCCAACTTGGGGCTTGTTTTCACTGTTCCCCGAATAGTAGAGATCTTCCCTTCTCCTAATGTGGCCCAACTGGCGGTGTTGCCAAAGGCCACTATAAGATGCGCTCCAGAGGCGCTCAGAAGGCTCCACAGGGCTTCTAAGTGCCCTATGTGGTCTGGTTTAAGGTATTTTCCTGCCCGTAGTGGGGGCAAGTTTGGCAAACCTTCTTTAGCATTGGTAAAGAACAAGTCGATGTTATTATCGGGCGGATGCTTGTTAAATACGTTTGTTATCTCGATGTCGTAGTTTAACCGGAGGTTCTTCCAATATCGGATCATGTCCAATTCGCTTGGATGATCTATGTCCAAATTGGGCGCCAGTCCGGCTTGGCCGAGCATTCGACCTAATTCAACACCACTTGCCCCAACGAAGCCATGTTGGAAGCGTTCTTCTTTCTGTCCGAGGGCTTCACCCACCAATATGATTTTACTCATCTTTCTTTTACTTGCAGAAGAATGTGATATGGGGTTTCTGCTATAAAGTTGCATATCTCCTTTGCTAGATCGTGTGTTTCTGCTTCTGTATATTGAAGTCCCATTTTTGTTTGCCTAGTATCTGCTCTTTGCACATACTTTTGGCAAAGAAACGAGAATAACATTTCCTCTAACGCATTCATTATGCAACATCCTCTCGGCGGACGATCTGGCCTGCAGCGCGAAGTATGCGGGCTTGGAGGGTTTTGGTATTGGCGCTAGAGGCATAGTTCGGGTCCATTTCGAGACCAAGGACACTTTTTGCGCCCAAGTCCTCACAGGCCCGAAGAGAGGCACCACTACCTACGGTAGGATCGAGAACGGTTGTTGTTTCATCGACGAACATTTGGAGAAAGTAGCGGAGCATTGGTTCGGATTTTTGTGAGGGGTGGATTTTGTTGCCGACTGTCGGCGCTGAGTAGGAGTTGCACATGGTGCGAACCAAGGGCCTATTGCCCCGGATGCACATAAGAGCGGTATCATAGGTTCGACGTGGATGCGTAGCTTCCGTTCCGGGTGCAACGCCTAATCCCCCTGGCCCTGGAGTTTTGTGCCAAATAAGCGGATGGTCATGAACGATAAGGCCTGTTTTGCGAAGTTCACCAACGGTCTTTGTATAGAAATTCATATTAAACCAGAAGACCATGAAGGCACTATAGGACATGATCTTATCGAGATTTTCCGTTAATGCCCCTAGTAAATTCCAATAGACACTTTCGGTGTTGTCGTAAAAGTCCTCTGTGTCTAGGGCATTCATTGCCCCTTGGCTATCATTGCCCTTATAGTTGCCGTATGGAAAGTCACAATGGATGAGGGTAAACTTAGGCCCGGTATAGTCCCTTATCCATTCGTAGAAATTGGCACAGATAACTGGATTTGGGACGTTTAGTGTCGTAACTGCTGTTGGCATGTTGACGACAGATGTTGGCGAATTGGTAACTAGATCATCAATGATACTAACGGCAGAGACAGTTGTAAAGGTTGTGTTGATTGTTGTTTCCGTTGTTGTCGTGGTGATAGTTGCATTACTGGGGCCGAAGAGTTGGGCGCCACGAACAATGAGGTCTCCGACGATACTCTCGGCCTTTCTTTCACTAAACCTATGAATAGTATTAAAGGCCTGATCTATACTTTCGGCTTTATCTATGCGTCCAGTTGCCAAGGCTTCATTGACGTGGAGGATCTTACGAAGATAACTGTGGTGAATGCTGAGACTTTCTGCCGTTTGTTCGATCTTCCACCCCTCTGTTTCTTTCTTATATAGGGCATGAATGCGACCTATGGCGCGAACTTGGTCTTTCCAACTTAGTTCCTTGCGCTTTACGTTTTCTTCAAGTTCGATAATTTCAGCTTCTTCTTCGGTGAGTTCATGATAGAACCTGATGGGCACTTCTTGCCAATTGAGTGCAAGACTTGCCTTAAGGCGTCTTTCACCTGCAATCAATACTATTTTGTCATCTACTTGACGAACGACGATCGGATTGATAATACCTACCCTACTGATGCTTTGTTTCATGTCCTCTATGTCGCTTATATTTTCTTGTCTTTGCCTGCCCTCTCGGTAGATGATGATATTCTTTGGATCAACCAAGGGGTAGCCGGAAGTTGTTGACATAGAGTAGGGCCTTTGCTTTGGGGGTGAATAGGTATATGAGGTAGGGAATTTCTACATCATATATCTATTCCCTGCGGGTGACGAAAAGGTGGGCCTTTTAATGACATGCCCGGGTCATTCCGTTAGGCCAAGAGAAACATAGACTGGCGGCCTATGTATGTTCGGCAAATACTTTTGCCTATCTCCAGTTGCACGCCTAACGAAACTCAAGATCGGTAGGCCTTTTAGCGACATGCCCAGGTCGATCCCTTGTCCGATGTTATGCACCCTTGGCTAGACGCCGTTAGGGATAAGGTTGCATAACTACAATACATTCCCTAGATGCATGACGGACAAGAGAAACGGTAAGCGCAGCTTAGGCCCGGAGGATCGTTCCGACTTCGTTATAGCTCTCCGTGCCTTCTTCGTTATCGCGGTGCGTTACCTGAAACATGACCTTTGCACCGCGAGTTTCGGGAATACGCTCATCAAAGCTGCGCCCTTGCTGTTTGCCCAATACGGCGTCAAGCATATCGCTGAGGCGATAGAGCGAATTCGGTGTGATGTAGAAGTCCTTCCGGAGTTCACGGCGAGAGAAGTCGATGCCGGCATTAGCTGCTTCGTCGACGTCTCCCGTTCCTTCCTCGGGGGCCAGAATAAACCTCACAAATGGTGTCTGCTTCTGCCGCGAGAGGCCAAACTCGTGGGACTTGATCTCGCCGAGATAGTGCCCATCGGCAATGGGCTTAGGCCTTTCTACCTGATCGGTTGGTTGACTGAGGAGTTCACGGAATGTGCTGGTTGACATAAGTGGGTGCTCTTTCGCGTTGGGTGTTGTGTCAACAATAGGGTTATGCTACAGCGGGTGTTGACGGCCTAGGCTGTATTGGAAGAACTGGGGCCTTGCTAGCATCCATTAGGTCTTTTGGTGCTTCTTCGCCACGGATGGCACTGAAGATCTCTGCGAGGCCTGTGGTGATATTATAGTCCCTTTCCATATAAACGCTGTGCTTTGCTATAACTCCGTCTTGTGGCCCGGTTGATATTGTTCGGCGCACATTGCTTCCCGTTCCGGTGCTACGCACAATAAAGACGTCGTTGAAGTATTTGCCCATCTGGGGCGAGAGTGCCCGGCCAATAGCCGAGGGATAACCATCAGGGGTTGATAAAATCATTGTTCCGTCTTTATTCTGCTCCCTTGGCCGACTGGCAACTCCTTGTGTCTCATCGACCCAAGTTATATGACTGATGACAATGACATTTCACCGAAGGGCGCTATCGTATAGTAGCTCTAATAGACGCCTTAATTGACTCTGTGCCTCTCCTGTATCGCGCTGGTAGTCGTAGCCAGAGTCTCTGGCGCCGAGCCTGCCATTCATACTCTGGGCGAAGTAGTAGGCGCACTGCGCGAGAGTGGAAAAGCTGTCGAGAACTAGAATGTCCTTTTGGTCCCAAGTTAATACCGAACCTAGGTCTAGATCATCTTCTTTCCAACTGTCTAATAGGTTCATCACCTTCGGCCAAGCATTAGCGTCTGCCGGGGCAAGGAGGGTTTCTCGGACAAACTTATTATCGCCGACTTTTCGTTGAATTGTCCTGAGTTTCATCGCCGTGTCAATCGGGACATACCTGACCGCTTTGCTAAGGTCTATTTGCTTATCCTTTATTATCTTTGCATAGGGATAATGGCTATCTGTTAGCAACGAGCGGAGCGGCCGGACTCCTTTATCCGTATCGACAATCCGGAGGTTATATCCGCTAGATACGAGCGATGCGAGTGATCCGGTTTTTCCTGATCCGCTCTTGCCGATTAAGAGCATTTTCGCCGGTGCTTTTAGATCCTCTGTGATACTGGGCATTGTTATTTCCTTTTCGCTGCATTTCAATCTTACTAAGGGTTGTGGTGAGTTCTTCGGGTGGGTGTGGTTGGGTTTGCCGGATGCAGTAGGTTAGCATTTGTTGGATTAGGTCGAGTTCGAAATGGGCGAGTGTTAGGGTCTCTTCGCTCATTAACTGTTGCTTTGCTTTTCTAGTTGTTGCTTTATCTTTTGGACAAACTCCATTAGTTCCGTTTCTTCGTCGCCGGATGTAGGCATACGATCGAGGGCAAAGCTAAGCATACGAACGATTGTTTGCCAACCATCGGAAGAGAGGGTAATGGTATAGTTGGGCATTATATTAGATCTCGCGTCTGTAACTTGCTCATGGCCTTCAGTCAGTTGTGGATACAAACGTATCAACGCCTTGATCCATGTGAGATACGACTCCATCACCTCTGGGTTCAGATAGACCCAGTGTGCGCGATTATCACGGTCAGCTTTCAGCCTGATGCCGTAGCCGTCGAACTCGCCATAGAGTCCATCGCCCAAATACACTTTTATAGGTTCGCTCACGGCAGCCACATTAGATCTCCCTAACTACGAGTGGGTCCCAGCTTCGGCGATGGTAGAGGCCCTCTAGCAACTTGGGTCTTAGTTCTGGTATGGCGGCACAAACCGGGCGATAGGGACAACCGCCATATCGGGTGCAGCTCGTATCGTTCATGGGCCAATAGTTGTTTTCAACGTAGGTTTCGTTTTGGCGAATATAGATCATGGCGTCGTTTAGCCATTCTTCTAATTGTTGGGTGTTGCGCCCGATTTGTGCCCGTTGGAAACGGGTGAATGTAACTGCTATTTGCGCCGCATCTATGATAACGCCCTTTATAGGGTTTGACCCAATCATAGTTCCAGCGAGTGCATACTGGCTGACCTGATTGTTGGGCGAATACTGATTGAAGTATTTTTCATCCAACATGCTTTTTGTTGTCTTAAAGTCCGTTATCCAACTGTCGTTCACAAATTCAACTTTGCGATCGAGATAGCCACAGAGAAGATAGGGTTCATCCGTTAAGTTGCTTGTGATTTCCAGATGAATTCGGAAGCTCAATTCTACCGCCGGTTCACCTGTTGATAATACTTGTGTCTCTAGGGGATCATCCTC